TCTATCTGGCGATGAAGTTCCAATACCCACATTTTCACTTGAATCAATCGTTATAGCATTACTCGTAGCATTATCATCAACACCAGTAGAGGTAAAGTTCGTAGCTTTCTTGCCATTGAAGTCTATGTCACCACCTAATTTTGGTGATGTATCAGACTCTGTATTAGCAGTTGCTACTGCTCTACCTTTACCAATATATCCAGACATTAGGTTATCTCCATGATTGATAAGTGAGCATCTAGCGAACCTGTAGCTGAACTCTTAACTTTTACTGTGTCTCCATTCTCTAATACAATTTTACCATCGATAAATGATAAGGCTGTACCTGCGGGTATAGGCGTATCTTCACCTATTAAGTTAATAATTACTCCGCTATTTTCAACTATCACAGTTGCATTAACTGTAGCAGATGTGGTATTAGATACTACCCCACCAATCATAACTGCAGTAGTTGTAGCAGGGTAAACACCTATGAAACTGGTTCCTATAGCATTTGCTGTTTTTCTTTTAAATGTATTTGCCATTTATATTCTCCTATCCTAATGCGATTGCCATAGCTACTGCTTCACCAGATGGATCATCATTTTGACTAGCAGCATCATTTAATAATGCAGCAGTCATACGTAACTCACAAATATCACCACTACTAAAAATAGTTGCTGCAGTACCATCTTGGCCTCTTCCACTAGGGGTAGGACCTGAGCCCTCTACAGTTAGTGTCTTGGTACCCGTATTAATAGCTGTTACTTTAATGATCTCTATTTTAGTTTCTGTTGCATTAGCTAATGTTAAATAAGTATAGTCCCCACTACCTAAAATAGGAAACTCTGAAATAGAGTTAACTACAATTGCTGTAGTTGACGCTGTTATTGCTCCGTTTAAAGTAGTAGAAGCATTATTACTAAATTTAACTGTCATAACCTTAGCTTACTGTAATAGTCCAAGTAATCGTCATTGAGTCATCTGCACCTTTATTTACTACAAGGAAATCAGTACGAGCTAACATTACGCCGCCTTCTTTCAATGTAGCTGTTGCTGCTGCACCTGAACCACCACCACCAGAGAAAGAAACAGCTGGAGCTGTTGAATAATCGTTATTCGCACCTGATGAAGTTATAGTAACAGATGTTACCTTATCACCAGTAATCGCTGCTGTTGCTGTACCATTACCTGCTACTGTCACTGTTGGAGCAGAAGTGTAACCTGTACCACCATTTGTGACATTGATATCATCTAATTTATCACCACCTGCTTCAAAAAGACCGGCTTCTTTAATAGCGCCTGTACCATCACCTGCTGGAAAAGTACATTCATATTTAATAGTATTACTTGTTACTAATCCACCTGACGTAGTTAAAGTATTTCTTTCTAACTCCGCTAATAATTTATCATCACCGGGTATTGCTGCAGTGCCAGTTGTTCCGATAGCCATGTGTGTCATTTCTGATGTTGTGCCTTTCATTCTTCCAGCAACCCATTGTCTACCAGTAGTAACTACTAAGTTATCGGTCTCTTGTACAACTTCATCATTTACTGCAATTGTTAATGCACCTGTTAGTGCGAAATTATCATTAATCATTCTAAACTCCTAGTTTAATTGTGTTCTGTTAAATGAGGCACCATTTAAAAGCCTCCTTCCTACTTTGGTAACTGCTACCACATCCGCTATAGTAACAATATTTCCTTTGTTACCATAGTAATCTTTATTTACTAAAGCACTATCATCTAGAGCAAAGCCGTCTGTTACTACCTTATCAAAGGATAACCCTAGTATATCATGTATATTAGTAGGGTCGGTTAATGATTTAGTAGACTTTATATCTACGGCGTCATCCAGCGTAGTGCTATCTGTAAATTCTTTTAAAGCGCTTAACTCAGGTATATCTGATAAGTTTGCTGCACTTTGTAATGCTTTTTGTATTTCTGTATATTGTTGGTCAGTAATAACAGTACTGTCATTGATATTCTTACTACTACCTAATTCTGCTATCTCACTAAATGTTAACCCATCACCTTTAGCTTTAATTTGTGCCAGGTGTATATTGTTTGTACCTTGATATGTGTTAGCTTGACCATTTAAAGTACTAGTGTTTAATGCGTGTACATTTAATGCGCCATTAAAGATGTGTTGATCGATTATGCTAAATTCATCGTGTAACTTCTTACTGAAATCTACACCTTTAACTTCTGTTAAGCCAAAGTTATCATCTATAGAGCGCTTGAATTGTACTGTTTTAGTTAATGCATCTGTAAAGGCGATATTGTCTGTAACAGCACGTTTATACGCTACATTTTTTAAGAATATTTCACCAAGAGCAAATACATTACCTTTAGTATTAACCGTATCTTTATTTATTTGAGTAGAGTCATCTAACGTAAAGGCATCACTAATACCTTTTATGATATTTCTAATATAGCCATCACTAAATGTTAAAGTATCTGGTCTACCTAAGTTATGGCTTAATAACGTTGTGTCACTGACTGTTATCGTATCTTCTTCAGGATGGTTTAATAAGAAACCTACTACTTCAACTAGAGCTAAAGAGTCTGCAATTTCTTTACTTGTGGTATAGCTAAGAACATCACTAAATCCAAATACATTGCCTTTAGCGCCATAAAAGTCTTTATCAATTAAAGCAGTATCGTCCAGTGTGAAAGCATCTGCTATCGCTTTATTTATTGTAGTTTCATACTTATCTGATATGGCTACATTGTCAGCCTTAGTCAATTCTTGCAATACAGAGATATTATCTAAGTGCGTTATAGAATCTGCTAGATTTTTCTTAAAGGCATTTCCTAATAAGTCATTAAAGGTAAATATATTTCCTTTATTGCCGTAGAAATCTTTATTAATTAAAGCGGTATCATCTAAAGTAAATGCATCGTTTATGTTTTTTATAAACTGATGTGTTACTTTATCTGTTGTACCTACTGTATCTGTAAACTTACGTAAATACGTGATTACGTTTACTATTACATCACTAACTGAGTAAGAATCTGCAAGTATCTTTTCATGCGCTAAACCAACTATATCGGTCATGAAAGTAACGTTACCTTTATTACCGTAGAAGTCTTTATCAATCTGACTTAAATCATCTAATGTAAAGGTATCTGTAAACTTTCTGTTGTACGTTACAACTCTTGCAAAGCTTTCTACTAAAGCTACCGTTTCAGTTGAGTATTTTTCAAAAGACCATTTCTCAAATTCTACAAGATTTGCTGTATCTGTTAGTTTTTTGTGGAGTACATAGAATTGAACATCCGCTAATGGAATGATATCAGATATCATTCTATTTTTAGAATCAGGATCTGTCCATATCTCAGATGCTACGGATAACTGATAATCTGTTTGTGCTTGTACGAGTTCAGTAGCAGTCTGAGCCTGTATGCTCTGTATACTAACTGTGGCGCGTATAGCCATTACTAGAAGTCTGCTCTAACCTTGAACTTTAGTTTGTCGAATATGGTAAGTTTTTTACTGTAGGTGTCTTCTAATTCTATCTCACCTTCATAAGTACCAGCATCAACGTCTAAAGTCGTGGCATTCCATTGCATAAAACATTTACCATCAGTATATGGTGCGTGTAGCCCACATACCATGGTATCCAGTATAGTTGTACTACCTAGTAATCTAAAGTGTACGCTTACGGTTTGTCCAGTTAAATCTATGGCTAGCCATGTAGTAGGATCATCCTCATCAAGGGTTTTTCCTGCTGCTGCTGTACTAGAATCACGTAATGTGAAATTTAATTCAGGTTTATCATCCCCGGCTACGAGGTTGATCGTGTCGTAATAAGCCATATTTAACTCCTCTGGAGGTTATTCTCAGCATGTGGCATGCAATAAATTTGTCTTTAGTATAACAGTAATATTTTAAATAAACCCACTATCTATTAATTTAGTATTCGCATCAAGATTGTCCGGGTTACGTAATCCCAATAGGTTAATCTGTTTACAACTTTCATTAAAACGTAAGTAATAAGTATTGTTCTGTGCTTTGATATCACCGCTAATAATAGCGTGTGTTTTATAAGCTACGTAATTTATTAATGCCTCTGTATACAGTTGAGGTAATGATAGGTTAGTCGTTATTTTCTTTGCTAATGCAGGCGATGCTGCATATACCAAACGCATATCCTTTCTACCGTCACTGTCAGTGCCTTTAATAGTTACTTTAGATGGGTCTTTAAACATGACAGATACATTTGTATCTACTTTATCTACTAATTTAATCTTATCATTATTAATGGAGATCTCTTCACCGTCAACGAATGTACAGCTAATCGCATGTAGGAAGTCATCAGGTAAATTAAACTCTTCACCGGCTAAAGCAAAGTCTAATTCCATATCTTTCTGCAGAATATTAAACTTCTTATGTAACTCGATGTTAGCTAAATTAATAAATGATCTTAGCTTATCTCTGTTTTTCTCTTGTACAGCTGTAGCTGCAGGAGCCCCTGGGGTCATATCGCCTACATCTGAAGTAGACAGTTGTTGTATTTCACCATTTACTAGAAATTCAATGTATTCATAGACCTTCACGCAGCTACCCCATATAAATAAAATGCTAATCTTATCATACCACTATATTTAATAGTAAATTGTATTTAAACGAAATAAGAACTATCCCCTTCATTTTCTGGTTCCTCATCATCCCATAACATACTGCCATCTACACTATGCTCATCAGTAGACACCTCACTAGGTTTCCATGCATTAAACTCACCTAACATAGAGATGTTATCTATCTGGTCATCATGCTTAGACTTAAATCCTTTAACCGTTGCTAATGATATCTCATTTAACATCTCAGATAGCTCACTAGAGTCCCTCAGCTCCTCAGGAAACCATATCTTCCCAGATTTGAATAGTGGTACTGCCATTTGCTGGAATCTACTCATCTTATCTTTATTTGGGCGTATACCTGGGCTCGTCTTACCCCGGCCTGAAGCTAAGGTGAAATATATATTACGGTTCATCATCTCATTTTGGATCCACGCTATAAAGCCTCCCTGTTGCCCTGTGACTTCAACACCAACTTCTTGAGGTTTATACTTTTGAGCTAACTTAAATAACTGGTCAATAGACTTATCCATTAGAGCTTTCTCACAGAATCCATCTACCCACAACCAGTCACCGTTATTGTTGTAAGCCCATACATTAATCGTACTAAAGTCTGCGGATTCCTTCTCAGAAGTAGCAAAGTCAGTAGTAATATAGAAGTTAAAAGCTCCCATGTTAGATTTAACATTAGCATGCTTATACCAAGTTAGATCACCATCCTTGATCAGACGTTCTTCCTCAGACATAATCCTGAGCATTAGCTCCTGATTAAAACTGTCTAACTTACCAGCACCTTTAGATTTATCATACTGGCTCTTCACATACTCATAGTTAAACCTGTCCTCCCATGCACCTTTGAAGTCTTCCTCACTAACAGGAAACTTCTCACATACAGGGTAAACAGACACATACCACACCCCAGATTCCACTGCTTTATATAATGGGTCCTTAGCGTTAAAAGGCGTACCTGACCAGATAACTTTACGTTTAGCTGGATGCAGTGCATAGTCAATTGCGGAGTACACCGTGTTTTCTACACTCTCAATAATTGTGGGCGATCTAGCATCATCATCAGACAGTAGATCATCTAACATTGCTAACTGGGGTCTAGTATTTAGTTCCACGGTTCCACGCACACCAGTCTTAGCACCATGGCCTGTAATAACTAATTCTTTGCCTTGATTGTTCTTAAAGTACCATCTAATGTCAGTAAACTTAGATTTAGCTAAATATTGTAATAAGAACTCACTATTCTGACATCTACGTTCTAAACGTAGTCTCATTTTCTTTACACCATTCTCAATAGAGTCAGAAACATATAGCCCATAATCTACATCACCAAACCCAGGAATAGACCCATACACAGCTATATACAATATTAAGTACTCCGACATGATCGTAGTTTTAGCTAAACCACGTGAACACATATTAACCGTGTTCTGCCTCTTACCTGTGATCTGATCTAGCATCTTGTAGTGAATTACAGGAGTTTTGTTCTCCTCACCACGCTCACCATTAACTAACTTAATAAAGCTAATAAATTCTAGAGCAAACTCACTGGGTACATAGCTAGGATCCGGGTCATAGTTAGTCTCATTTAGCCACTCATCTACTGTCTTTTTTATCAGTTCCATCTGCACCCGCCTCATTAATCAAATAACTAACTTCC